ATGGCCCACCTCCTGGTGGCGGAGCAAAAGGTGGTTATGGTATTTTTCATACTACAATAACACAACCGTATTCTGTGCCTTTTACAATAGGAGCTTCAGGCAATAACGGTGGTAACAACGTAGGCACTGGCGGTGCTACAAATTTTGGAGGCCCTAACGGACACACTGCAAACGGAGGAAGTGGACACCCAGGCTCTAGTCCTGGAACTTTCGGACCTTCAACACAGGGTAAAGACATGACTCCTACATATGTTAACTCAGTAGCGTCTAGATCATTTGTTTTTGGTTATTCTACTTACGTAACAAATGGTGATGGAGGTGGTTTCTTAGGACAAAATAGTAGATCAGGTTCATCGGCTCAAGTACCGACTGTTCCATCTAACTCATCACAGCCTGGTGCAATAAGTAACACTCCAGGTGGTATAGTAATTTATGAAGATATAGCGGGATAATAAAATGGCAGCTACAATAATTCACAATAATGAAAACGTAATTAAGATTGCTCCTTCAGGAGTTGATCCAGCAGTTATCGTACCTAACGCTTCACAATACACACTTACAGAGATTAGTGATGCAGATTGGGATTGGCTTACTCAAGGTAATGGTTTCAGTTTTGATGGAACAACTTTTACACAGGAACCTGCAATGACACTTAGTGGGAGAACATTGCAAAATTGGAGGGATGAAGTAGAAGTATATATTAATTACTTAGAACAAAAAGTAATAATGCATTCAGTAAATCAACCAGATGCTGACAATGCGTTAGCTATAATGAAAGCTTTAGATACAGATAATCTCCCTGCAGTAAATCATCCAATTGAAAGAGTTGTTTACGAAGCAGGCACACCTGTTCGTCCATCCATATCTTACAGATAATAATTGTAATTTTTTATTGATTGGAATATAAGAATCATAATGATTTTTAAGAATATTCAATTTAGAGCTAGTCCAATAGTTATACAAGCACATAGGAATCAGAATATTTTACCACAACCAATAAAACTTGATATTCCAAAATGGTTTAAATCTTTAAATCATGGAAAAGAATTAAAAACAATAAAAGGATGCATACCTTTTTTAGAAACATTACAAACAGGATATTTAATAAGGAACTATCAAGATACTCACATTAAACATAATATACTTACTGAGTTTGATGTAGGCCCTGGAGATACAAAGCATGGTAAAGGCTCAGTAGAATATGCAATTAATAATCCTCACCTTGGAGCAGATCTGAACATGGCTCAAGAAGCCCAGCTACATACACCTGAACAACTTGGAGATTCCCCTTTAGTGAAAAAAAATAAAAATTTAGAATTTCATAAGATTTTAAATCCTTGGATAATCGTTACACCCCCTGGTTACTCTTGTCTTTTCACAGCACCATTAAACAATAGAGATGATAGGTTCGAAATAATTTCTGGAATAGTGTCAACAGATAATTATTATAATCATATAAACTTCCCTTTTACTCTTAATGGTGATAAATATGAACAAATAGATACTATTATAAAAATGGGAACACCTGTAGCACAAGTTATACCTTTTAAACGAGAATCTTGGACTCACTCGATTGAGCCTGTAGATTGGGATAAAAAATTAAGTGTAATTAATACTATTCAAGCAAGTTTTTTGTATGCGTATAAAAAATTTTTTTGGAGAAAAGCAAAATGGAAATAAAAGATTTAATAAAAGTATATGATGAAGCTATAACTCAAAGTGATGTAAACAAAATTATTATGTATGCTAAGAGCACTGCTGACTTTGAGAAAGGCAAAGTCGGAGATGATAAAGGCGTTGATAATCCTACTATCAGAAAAGTCTTTGTTCATGAATTACATCCAATTGGTAAAAGCATGACACAAGCTTTTATATATAATTTTTTGAAAACAAATTTTTTTAATCACTTTTTTAGATATAGGCAAGATACCGGATCTAATTTTGATATGTTTAATTTAAATGAAATGTCTATTTTAAAATATTTACCTGGTAATTTTTTCAAGCCACATTTTGATGCTGGTAAGACACCCATTAGACATATGAGTTTTATTTTATTTTTAAATAATGATTACGAAGGTGGTGAATTAAGTTTTTTTAATCCTGACAGTAAAACGGACGAACTAGTTATAAAAGTCAAACCAGGCAGATTAATTGTTTGGCCAAGTTATTGGATGTTTCCACATGGAGTAAAACCAGTAACAAAGGGAGAGAGATACGCAATAGTTTCTTGGGGTCAATGATGCAAGGTAAATTTAAAAAAATAGAAAATTTTGTAACGAAAGATGAACTAAATCTTTTAAAAAATTATTGCAAAATTGTGCATAGATTAAACTGCACCGAGTTTGACACGCAATGTGGACACACTACTACAGGCTACTACGGTCATCCTATCATGGAGGGTTTAATGATTAAGCAAACTAAAAAAATTTCAGAAGTTGTTGGTAAAAAAGTAATGCCAACGTATTCGTATTGGAGATCTTACACTATGGGAGACATACTACCAAAACATAGAGATAGACCTGAGTGTGAGTATAGTGTTACTTTGATGATAGACTCTTGTGGCACTGAGTGGCCAATCTACTTAGATGGTACACCTATAAATTTAAAACCAGGCGATGGTATTGTTTATAAAGGTTGCGAGGCTTGGCATTGGAGAGAGACTTTCAAAGGTGACTATCATGCTCAATGTTTTTTGCATTACTATGATCCTGAAACTAATAAAGCAGCCAAACCAGCAGACGGCAGAGTATTATGGGGTTTACAAAAACAGCGTAATGGCAATCAATAAATTAATTAAAACAAAACTAGAAAGACCTGCTTTACTAGTTGAGACCGTAATAGATGTTGATGCAGATTACTTCATAGCTGAAATAGATAGAATATTAAATATTAAAAATTTAGATTTTGTTACAAACGTAAAAGGTCGTATGACAGACTGGGATGCGTTTAATAATAATGAAAAGTTTCAAAAAACATTATCTAAGGCTTATGGTAAATTATCAAAACATCTTAAAGGTCCTTTTACATTAGAAGACTCCTGGGGTATTAAAATGGAGGGACCTACTCAGACTACATTACATAACCATCCTAGGCATGACTATGGTGGTGTTTTATATTTAAACGATTCTGAACAAACTTTAAATTTTCCTGAACTTGATGTAGAGGTCATTCCAAAAAAAGGCGTTTTAGTTGTATTCAATGGATTCATATATCATGAGGCTAGGCAGCGAGAATTGACAGATGCAAAATACGCAATAGCCTTTAATATAAACGTAGTTCAAAGATTTTAAGGTGTTTACCCTTTATTTATTTATCAATCTTAAAGTGTTATAATCTCATATGCCTTTAGCAAAAGTTAACATAGCACCTGGATTTGATAAACAATCTACACCCTCCGATGCAGAGGGGCGTTGGGTAGATGGAGACAATGTTAGATTTAGATATGGTGAACCTGAAAAAATCGGTGGTTGGTCAGCTTTGGTTGACAATAAATTAGTAGGTGCAGCAAGAGCACAACACGTTTGGTCAGCAACAAACGGTAAAAGATATGCCGCTATAGGCACAGACAAAGTTTTAATTATTTATTATGAAGGTGCCTTTTACGATATTACTCCTTTAGAAACAGACAATTTTTCGACTGGCGCAAACATTACAACGACCAACGGATCAGCAACAGTTACAATTACCACAAGCTCAGCACACAATTTAGAAGTTGGAGAGATAACAACATTTGCAAATGCAGCCTCCTTTACAGGTGCAAACACAGATTTCACCGCGACTGATTTTGATGACAAATTATTTGAAGTTCAAACTGTTCCCAGTATTACAACTTTTACTATAACTATGCCATCTGCTGAGTCTAAGTCAGGTGTAACCAACGATGGAACTCTAGATGTTAATCCATACGAACCTGTGGGACCTTTAAATCAAAGCTATGGATATGGTTGGGGTACTTACTTATGGGGCGGCCGAACAGTGGCCCAAACAACAACAACGATGAACAACGGAGGGACATTAGCCTCTGGAACAACGTCTCAAGTAATTTTGACTGATGCAAGTAATTTTCCAAGTTCAGGCACTATAAGAATTGGATCAGAAGATATAGCTTATGCTAGTAAAAACTCTAATACTTTACAAACATTAAGCCGTGGACAAAACGGAACCACTCCTGCAAACCACTCTGATGGTTCAACTGTAACAAACATTACTGAGTATATAGGTTGGGGTGACGCGTCTACAGCAGCTGGTGTGGCTATAGATCCTGCAAACTGGTCATTAGATAATTTTGGAAATATATTAATAGCCACAGTCCATAATGGTAAAACTTTTACTTGGGACGCTAGTGCTAGTAACCAATTACAAACAAGAGCTGTTGTTGGAACAGGTATGCCGACAAAATCCGTAATGACTATAGTTTCTGACAGAGACAGA